TAAAAGGTACAGGAACCGGCGCGGGATCAGACAAGCTGTTAGCTAACAATATGTTGATGTTTTGATCGGGCGGTCCAACTTGAATGTCGTCTAAGGTAATTTGATTGTTACCTTGTCCAACTAACGTAAACAAATTTAAAAAGAACCGATACCATTCACGCGAAATAAGCCCCGTACGCTCATCAATGATGCTGACGCGGGGTGCGGGTATGTTAGTTACGTTAGGCATTGGTTGGCGTTATGAGAAGTTCCGCGCCCATAATTGCTGTCTTAACAGGATCGGTCATTGATAATTCATAGACCCTATCGCGCAACTTCATGGTCATCCCTAGACGTCTAAACCAAACGCGGTGGCCGTATTCACCAATTTTTCCAACCGAGGATGTACGGTAGTTAGACCATGTGTGACCGCCATCATCAGACCAACGCAACATAACCTCTGGGTCAGCGCCTTGCGTGCCTGGCAATTGTTGTTCTTCAATAAAAAATTCGCCTGTTTCTGTAACTATATAGTTGCCGCCTGTTTCAGTGATGAAATAGACGTTCTCGGTACGAGGATAACCATTTAAACCAACACCAGACTCAATGTCGATCTGCATCGAATACTGCGCGGTGCGTTTGAGATTGTTTTGGCCGGTCGGCAGCGCCCGCCACGAGCGTAGCCACTTTTGTATCTGTCCGTTGTCAGCGTAAGTATTAAGATCAAACGCGTAAATATTGCCGTTTTGATAGTCGCCCACAATAATTTTATTGTTAAACGCCATCTGGCAATTGCTGCGGTGCCGCGTAAACGACCCGTTATTCCATCCAGCGCGCTCATGCCATGCACCTGTCGCAACGTCATATACCCAAGTTGTATTGGCGCTGGGGAAGATAAGCACGTAAAAACTGTGGCCGTCTTGCTGGTAGGTGTATGCAAGCGCGTCAGTAAGATTGCCGTACTGTTGAATTTGCCACTCAACGGCGTGGGTACTGATGCGTTGGCCGGTGTAACCGTTAGCGCGGTAGACAATACCTTGGCCTCTGGCGTCAGCGCCTAGCCAAAACAGACCGTTATCCATCTTAGCGATGGTGTACGCTGATATACAACCAATCTCATTAAACGCGCCTTGGATGCGCTGTAACGGGAAATCAGGTGTACCAGCGTCGTACCAAACTTCAACGGTACTTGTGCCGTACACCCAAACTTCACGATGATCAACGATTAGGCCCACCACACCATCGGGCGACCCTTCGGCGCTTGCAAAGTCAAGCGGATCAATAGACGTACCATCAAGCAGTTGCGTAACCCAAATACGTTGGCTGTTAGGCTCATTAAAAACAAAGTAGCCATCGATATAGCCAACCGTTACCGCACCAGGAAAATCAGGGTCTATGATCTGACCGAAGTCGCCGGTGTCAACGTTGTAGATGTAGCTAGGACCGTTGCAAGCAATAAATAGTTGTATGCCGTTGTCAGCCATGCTAACAGGGCCATCACCAGGTAAAGAACCTATAAGCGTAGCGGCGTAGCTGGTGTTGATTCGGTACAGTTCGTTACCGGATACAACAAACGCGGTGCTGTTATCAGATGAAAACGTCCATAACCCTCTAACAGGACCGCTGCCGATCGTAGCAAGGTTTAGTAGACCAGGGCAGCGCTGAAGAAACGCAGGTTCTTTGCCGCCTTCCGGCACTACCTCTGGAAATAAATTGACCATCCTCGCATCGGCTGCGTTGACGGAACGGGCAACGTAAGTCGAGCCAAGGATCGGCGTTTTCATTAGAAGTTATTGGCGTAGATGTTGTACCGTTGACGCGTCGCAACAATCGGATAAGGTATCGCCATAAGGTCGCCAGGAAAGTTAATGCGCTTGATGTTGCGCTTACTTGACATGGCAATACGCTGTACCTGCGGCGAAGGTTCTACACCAAACTCAGGCGCTAACTCGCACGCTAGGTTGTAGCGAAACGCGCGTAAATAGCCTGGTGGAAAGTACATGTCTGTAGCAACGCTTGACACTTCATTGAGCGTTTCTACTGAAATGATGTGCCACTCTAAGGCTTTAATAGGCACAGGGTAAATGGTCATCTCAATATCAGGAAAGGTATTGTTGACCCATAAAACCTGCGGATAGGTGGACGTAACCGTTTTGAACGCGATGCCGTCGTACTGCTGCTGATTGATAAGTTTGACGCCAAACGACAACCCTGATGAAGGGTCTTTAAAGTAAGTTGCGTCGTCAACTTCAATAGGGCGGTTGCCAACAAAATCACCAGTAGGCCCAAGCGTGCGGGACATGGTGTAAGCAGGCCATGTAAACACCTGATCTTGCGTGCTGAACACCGACAGGCGCTCGGTATCCCATGACTGAATCATTTGATTCATCGCCATGATGGAATCTTGCATCACAGCAACCGAGGGCTGTTCACCTTCGGCCAACACGCCAAGAAGTCTAAGCGACCCTTCAATCAATTCAGCGGCAGTTGTCATGACTCAATCTCCTGAGGTCTGCGACTGCGACGACGTGGTTGAAGTTCGTTAACAGTCTCATGCTCATCCGTTACGGCATTAGGATCATACGCTTCCCAGCCATTTTGTCTGTCATGTTCAGCTTCCATGTCAGATATAGCAACTTTAGCACCATGCGTAGGGTGGCGAAGATAGATGACGGCCATAATTTTAAATGGGGGTAGTTAGCCCCCGCGCCTTTACACGCAATGAATGAGAGCAAAATTGATAACAACTGCTTCAGACAGCGAGCCGCCTGAGATGTTACGCACGGTAATTGACGCAGAACCTGCGCTCAGACCAGAAACCCAGCAGTTATACGCACCAGCCGTAGCGCCGCCGCTCACGTTCAAAACCAAGATGTCGTTAGCAGAAATAAGCGAGTTATTCAACGTAAAAGTTACGTTGGTTACGCTCGCCAAAGCCGCGTTGTTCATCGTGATCTGACCGGCGGCTTTGTTAAGCGTTACAGCGGTCGATTTGCTAGTAGCCTGAGTTACCGTACCTTGAGCGTTTGCTGTGTAACCAAACTGTTCATCAGACAATATGTACTGCGCGCCGATGATGTCTTGGTCAGTAAAAGCAACGCCGATTGGCTTAGTGTTTGACATAGCTAATCCTTTTAAAAATAGGGGGCGAACCCCCTATCGATTACGCAATCCGATAAGCCGTCCAAGTGCCGTCGCCGGTCTTGCGAGCCAGCCATTGCGACGATGTACCTGCCGATACCGCAGCCGTGCCAACAAGCGTCCAACCCGTGCCTGCCGTTACGGTTACTGCATCTGTACTGTCGATGTTAACCACCGCAAACGTAAACGCTGCATTGATCTTAGCTGCGGAAGAAACTTCAGCCTCAAGCAACGCAACCGTAGGCAGCGTCATTGCGCCAGCGGTGCCGTCAAACGTAAACAGACCGTTTGCTAGTTGAGCCGCTGTGATTGTAGCTGCGCCAGTAAGCGCGGTAGGAGCACCTTGAACAAACAACAAAGCCTCGCCGGTATTACCGTCGTTGTACTGATAGCCACCAGCACCGTTAGGAATTGCCATGATAAATCCTTTCAAAAAATAATTCGGTAAGGGGGCCGAAGCCCCCTAGATTAATTAACCCCAGAGACGAACAGCCATTTGCGGACGAATCACGCTGTAGCCGTACAGCACGTCAATACGGCAGGGCATACGGTCATTGTTGATGTCGTACTGACGAACAATACGCATCGAGATGCCGTTATGAACTTGACGCGATGCCATGTCAACGCCTTGCGGCATCATCAAATCGGCAGTAGCGAACGTGATAGCGTCTTTGTGGTAGACGAGGTTTTGTGGGTACTGCGACGATGCAGCGCCGACAAACACGACAGCTTTGCTGGTAGCGGGAAGGCTAGCCACGGTTGCAAGCGCGTTGCTGGACGAGTACATCGGAGCAACCGTCAAGTTACCTGCGCCAGAACCGTTAAGCGTAACGTCAGTCGTTACAACAAACTGGAACAGCGAACCAGTTGATTCACGGGTCTGTGGGTTAACAGCATAGCAGTCAGCCACGGTGAACACGTCGCCAGCCTTAACCGTTGCGCTAGCACCTGCGCCAGTGATGGCGATAGTGGTCGCGCCTTCGCTGGTAACAGCCGCAGAAGTCGTGCCGCCGGTAGCCGTACGCGAGCCGGTCGTGAACTGCTTGATCGACTGAGACATGTTGATCTCATCAAACCCAAGCACGCCGACGCCCATCATGCCGTTCTTGAACTGACGGCTGATCGTGTCGGTGGGGTTGAAAAGACCTTTCATGCCTTCAACCAAACCAGCGTTAGCAGCAGGATTGACTGTAGCGTAACGGGGCGACATAACAGCAGCGTTCTCGTTCAGTTTCTGTTGAGCTTGCAACAGAACCAACGACGTGCCAGGTGTCGTGCCAGGCGTACCAACTGTGTTACCGATGTTCTGGTAAGAGTTAGCAACGTCTGCATCGATGCTAGCAGCAAGCTGGCTAATACGAGGCTTGAGCACGCGCTCTGCGAAGTCATCCAACTGCAAGGTCAATTCAGCAGAAGTGAAGTTAACGCCGATGTGCTTTTGCGAAGCCACGGTCAACGTGGTGTACTGCTCGTTGTCGCTTTGGACTTGGAGTGCTGCACCGTCGGTTACAAGTGCGCGGTCCGGTAAGCGGATACGCAAGGTCGAACCAATTTTGGCGCCTTCAACAGCAAAGCTATCGTCGTACTGACGGTTAACGTTGCGGGTTAAGACAAGATTATTCTCAAGGATTTCAAGCGCCTTGCGAGTAATCATGTCGATGGTAAGTAGACTATTTGCCATGACAATTCCTTATCAAAAAGTTAGCGGACTCGGTTTTGAGCTTCCCATTTCTTAATCTGCCGTTGACGCTCTGCTTCAATCCACTCTGACGTTGACATTTCTTTAATAGAACGCGGGTCAGTTGTATCTAAAACTCTTGCGTTGCCACCCCGTGGGGTAACCGGCTGAATCGGCGCGGGAGCGCTCGTTGATTTCTTAACAGGAGGATTTTCGCTTAACTTCGCTTCAATCTTCCCAATTTCTTTGGCTTGCAAAAAAGGCGACAACTTGGCAATACGATCAGCTTCTTTCGGGTTAGAACCAAGGTAATACGCCACCTCAGGGCCAATGTCAGACGCTTGAATCGTTTCGGCCATCACTGTCGTGATTGGAAGACGCGGGTTGTACGCAACTTGCTCAAAATCTTCGTACTTAGTCCGTGCTTCTTCTTCGCGCTCGTGATAGACCTCAAGAATTTCGGCTCGCTGTCTTTCTGCATCACGTCGGGCAAGTAATTCTGCTGCTTTTCTTTCGGCTAACGCTTCTGCGTATTCCTCAGTTGAAGCAAAACTATCTTGCGCTGGTAATTCACTAGACAGCATTTCAGGCGTTGAAGCCCTCAGCTTTTGTTCCCGTTCCCACTTGCGTTGCTCTCTTGCAAGTCGTTTGCTGATCATCGCGTCAAGTTCAGCCTGGGTAAATCGCTTTTCCTCAGTCTGCTCTGGCGCTTGTTCAGCGACCTCCGGCGCATTTTGTGCAATTTCCGTGGTGGCCGTCACCTCGGTTGCTGGCGCGGATTCAACTTCCGCTAAGTTTTGACTTTCGTCGCTCATAATTCACTCGTTAGAGTCTCGGTCTACTGGGCCGATACAGTTAAAACATCATATATTACAGTGTTTGTTGTGGCAATAATGTGTGCAGCTATTCTTGTGGCTTGTTTTGTTCCAAAGCAGTTGTTGCTTGGGTTTTGATGTTTTCCACTAAAACAGCAACTTGACCGTAAGGCATTTGGTTGAGTGTTGCAAGAATTTGATTAATTTCTTCAATACTTAATTCAAGGTTGATTTTCATTTAAGCTCCAAGAAGTAGTTAATTCATCCCACTGATACATGTTGCCATCGCTAGGCATAGGTTCAGGCGCATCCCAGAGGCAGGTATTTTCGTTCAGTACCCACGATGGATAGGGTTTAGGTGGGATGAAAGCGTCTCTCTGTGCATCGTAGGTGTAACCGATGCCAGCGTAGTTCTTACGGAAGGTTCGGTTATAACTTGTTTGCTTCCAATACGGATAACCACCTGACCAATTCTGCAAGAACCACGCACCCTTCCATTCTTGCTCTTGACCGTTCTGGTCGAGGAGTTCGTTGTTGTGAATAACGTGGATTTCAAGCACCACATTGTTCTGATCTAATTTTGCAAAGTGAGCCATTACGCCTCCAACTTCAATCCAGTTAAGTCCATCTCTTCCCCGACAACACCAACCGGAAAGGTATTAAACGACAACGATATTCTTGTTTGTTCGCCTTGAACGGTCGGAACCATATGAGTTAGCGAAGAAGGAAACAAAATAAGCCGACCTGCATAAGCATCAAACCACCAGCTTTCACTGTTGTAATCATTCCAATGATCTGTTGGAAATTTAATCTGCTGCCATCCGTCTTTGTAGAAATAAATTCGATCATCAGGATTAGTCTGAACATAAAACACGCCACTAATGTAGCTATTTGGATGGGCGTGTTTATGATGATGTTGGCCTTGTTCTGAATAATTACACCAGCTTTGTGTGATGCGTAAAGACACATTATGCTTTGGATTGATCGTGCATTTGAAATATTCGTTTGTCGAATCTTCAATAAAAGACCTTAATGTAGTCAGTGATGGATCGCGCAGAACAAAATTGTTTATTGATGTTGAATTGCCAGTATTAGAACGTGTGTCAAGATTTTTTATAAATTCCAATTCTTCGTCATTCAAAGAACGGCTAAGATTAAAAAAACCTATTGGAATAGGAAATAAATTATGAATGTTCATTTCAAAACTTTATTGTTCCGTTACCAGTAAATGTATATCTCCTAATGCCGCCACCGACTTCGTAAGTGGGAGAACCTGTTGTGCTGGCTGCTCGGTAATCAGAAGAATAGGCAATAATAACAACACCAGAACCGCCATTTCCTCCGCTGCGTTGGTTGGGAGCACTAGAACCCCCGCCTCCACCTCCACCACCTCCGGTGTTTGCAGTTCCAGACGTACCATCACCTACAAAAGTGCCTTGCCCCGCGCCACCCGCGCCACCACCGCCCGCGCCGCCACTTCCACCAGTATCAGTCCATCCGTTTGCTGATCCACCGCCCCCTCCGCCATAAGTCCCGCCTCCTAAAGCAGTGCTTACAGCTAAACCCGCGCCACCGTTTGCCCCATTACCACTGGTTGCAGCACTACCAGCAGCGTTTTTCCCGCCACCGCCGCCACCTCCACCGGTTGACGATATGCCGTTACCACCAGCATTACCTTCACCAGATGTTCCGGCTCCTCCGGCGGTTCCCCCTCTGGCTCCACCGCCGCCAGAGCCACCTGATCTCCCATTAGCGCCAGCTGCGGCCCCGCCGCCACCGCCACCACCTGTTGTGCTTACAGTGCTATATGGAGCTGATGCACCTAAGTTTGTAATTGAAGAAGAAGTTCCATCTGATCCCGTGTAAGGTGATGTCGTAGAAATAGACCCAGCGCCGCCACTTCCAACAGTAATTGTCAATGTTTGTGTTGAATTTACGGATTGGCTACTAGAAGTCTTGTAACCTCCTGCGCCACCACCACCAGCACCTTCTCTTGAGCCACCGCCACCGCCACCAGCAACTATCAAATAGTTAATGGTTGGTGTGGGAACAGTAGGAACAACATCACTATAAATAAGCCAGCCTTCGGTTGAGTCAATATAAACAATGCTTATTGACGAATCATCTACGTTTAAAAGTATGTTAGATGTACTTCCTCTAATTTTTAAGCCATTAGGATTTACTGTGCAGTTATTTATACCAAACGTACCCGCATAATCCGTCAGCGTTATCTGATCTCCAGCGCTCGGACTTGCAGGTAGCGTCACCGTAATCGCCGCTGAGGTTGTGTTGACAGGATAAGCATTTCCAGCAACTGCGGTGAAGTTTCCGGTCTGGACGGATTGCCACGTTAGACCGCCACCGCTTGATGTCAATGTCCCAGCGGATAACGTAAGACCTGAACCAACCGTAACGTTAGAGAAACCACCAGAACCGTTGTTTGCCAGCAGTTGAGCATTAGTGCCTGTCGTTGCTGGTGCGTAGTCTGTGCTAGATACCGCTGCGGCTATGACACCTGATGTTGCTTTCAACAGACCTGTTGTGGTTGCTGCTTTAATTAGCTTGCCGGTCGTGCTGTTGAAAAGCACGATCTGATTATCCGTAGCAGATGATGGCCCAGCAACATCTCCGGCTCCAGAAGGAGTAGACCATACCAACGTGCCAGAACCATCGGTACTCAAGAACTGACCAGACGATCCATCTGCGCTTGGTAACGTCCAAGTGACATTGGCAGAAACCGTACCGGGCGACTTAAACGCTACATAGTTACTAGAGTCTGTGTCTGCAAACCTAAGCGCACCTGTCGCGCCAATCTGTACGTTTGTTCCGTCCCAGGTAAAGTTTGCGCTACCACCAAATGATCCAGAGCTATTAAACTGTATCTGCGTATTAGAGCCACCTGGTGTACCACCGCCAGCAGGTGTTGCCCAAGTACCATCACCACGCCAAAAGGTTGATGACGTTGCTCCTGTTCCTGAATTTAAGTTACTAACTGGAAGGTTGCCTGTTACACCGGTAGACAGTGGCAATCCTGTTGCGTTAGTTAATGTTGCCGAAGATGGCGTTCCTAAAGCCCCACCGTTAACAACAAATGCACCCGAACTACCTGTATTAACACCAAGCGCTGTAATAACACCTGTGCCTGTTGTTACTGTGCTTGGTGCTGCACCAGCGCCGCCGCCAACTACCAAGTTATTTGCTGCTAAAACACTAGAGCTTGCCCACGTTGTTGCACCTGAGAAGTATGGAATACCGCCAGAGGTTCCAGCAACCGTTAAAGCTAATGTGCCAGACGATGTGATCGGCGATCCAGATACGCTAACAATGCCGCCTGTAAAAGTTTGGGCAACAGAAGTGACTGTTCCAGAACCGCCGCCGCCTGAATACTGCGGGATATTTAATGTATTACCAACAAACGTTGCAGCACCTGACGTGCCGGTTGTTGTAAGCGTAATAGGTGCTTGGTAATCAGTACCAGCAGTTGCAGCGGTAAAACCAGAACCTGTCCCTTTTAAAACACCACTTAATGTTGTAGTTACGGCTAAGGTACCTGAACTAGTTACTGGATTTCCAGAAACTGAAAAACCAGACGGCATTGATAAATCAACAGATGTTACTGTTCCAGCTCCAGCAGGTGTTGCCCAAGTGCCATCACCACGCCAATAAGTAGTAGCGGATGCACCGGTACCAGAATTAAGATTAGTAACTGGAAGATTACCTGTTACACCTGAAGCTAAAGAAATTTGAGGTATATCAGCAGCTACTAAAGCTCTAAACGTAGGTACACCTGAAGAACCGTTAGGCGACGCTAAAACGTAATTAGCTGTTTTACTTCCGTATGGATTAACCGTGTCACCATACGCAGTGGCTAAAGCTACAGTGCCTGATGTAGTAATAGTGCCGCCACTTAAACCAGACCCAGCAGTTATAGATGTTACGGTGCCTGCGCCAGACGCAGAATCCCAAACAAACGTACTACCATTCCACTTTAAAAAAGTGTCGGTTACAGTAGGTGCGGTAATAAATGATGTAGTGCTAGAGCCTGTTTGGTATACAAGTCGATTAGCTCCACCACCAGACACTGCCGCTGCGGTTCCCGCTGACCCACTAACATCAATAGGCCATGTACCTGTAGCGTTGGTGCCTGTAATACTAGGCGCACCGATGGTGTTGTAGCTTATAGTCCTTGCTACAGACCCATTAAATGTAGTTCCAGAAGTTGCACCCGACCCTGAATTATCAAATGTGGCGGCGTATGTAGTTGTACCCCCACCTGCTAAGGCTGCAATACTGCCAGCGGTAACCTTGTAGTTAGCGCCGCTGCGAGCAATAGGTATTTCATCGCCAGATTGCGCTGGATTACCGCTGGTTAACCCTGAAATCTTGACGTCTGCCATGGTTACTCCAACTTAAGACAAAAAGCTCAAGTGTCTATTCTTTGTTAATCGGCTTACAGTACGCAATACCGCTTGTTGACCCAATACGCAACACGCTGACACGCCAAGGAGCGCCTGAAGTGTTTAAAGGCACGACGAAATGGAATGGGGTATTAGCAGGAATGGGTGTACTAGCCGTCGTAGCGGTAGCGTCTACACCAACCTCAACATAAGAAGCTACATCTGCCCATACAAGAACACCTTGTGGGCCTGCGCCCCAAGCAGTTGTATTGCCTGCGGTAGCCCCAGAGGTCGCTGTGTACGCGGGGTAATCCGTCTTACTCATCGGGTTAAGAAGTTGCATCGTAATTCCTTATGCGAGAAACTTAAGTTTGTAGATTGTACTTAAGTACAACCCGATAATTTCATCAATGATGTTTTGAAGCGGTGTTTCAGCCTTATCACAGACTTCATACCTAATTTTTTCGATCTGATCAACCTGATCTTGCATGAAAGCTAAAATATTAGAGGTTTTACCGGCACTCATCAATGATATGGGGCCGATCAAACCATGTCTACCTTGGTAGGCTTCAGCAAATTTGTCCGCTAAATCGATAACTTCGTCGTAAAACTTACCTAATGCTTTGTGTTTGCTGTAACTACGGGTGTTTAGATGGACAGAATGAGCAACATCACGGGCTAAAAACAACATACCTACAAAATCAGCGCATTTCATGCTTGGCCCTCCTGCGGTACGACATTAGGCATGGGTCTAGCTTGTTGAGCCTCTTCCTGACGGGCCATAATACCTTCTTCACGGCCCATCTCATCTGATTCCGGCATGATTGGACCTTGCATTTGCTGAGGTGGCACTAAATCACCAGCATCGTGCGCAGCAGCAATCGTACCCATTACAATATCTTGAATTTGCTCCATCGTCATGCCAGGCATTGTGGCTGAAATACGCTTAGTTTCGGCGTCAAATGCCTTGATTTTAGCCTCAAACTCACGTACTTGAACGTCTCTAGCCTCAATCGACTGATTGACGTTCATAAGCATATCGTGCATTTGTTGCATTTCAGCGCCCATGGCTTCAATTTGCTTCTGAGCAGCCTGTAGCGCAGGATCGTTGTCTTGATCAGCAAGTAATTGCGGGTCAATCGTCTTACGAAGACGTGCGGCCATCTCTTGAGCACCAGGCCAATCCATGTTTTTAACAAACAAGTCGCCTGCAACAGCCCATAAGTTGGGGTTGCCCTGCAAGATTTGAGCCATAGCGTCCATAGCTTCTTGGCGCTTGGTCATGTAGCTTGGGCCTGTGGTCACTACAACATCGTAGCGGCCAACTGAGGGGTTGTAAATCTTATCGATCACCACGCCTGTTTGATCTATGATCTTTTTGACCGGCTCTTGCTGCGTGGGGTCGATCTTGACCATGTTGGTTTCGCCATCAATACCAACAATCCGAGCAATCCGTTGCGTGTCGTAGATTTTTGGAATTAAATCGACCAATTGACGGGTTACATACCGCACGGCACGGGCTAAATTATCTACATAGTGGTACGTACCGTTATCAGACTCTTTTTGCCTTGCCAAAATCGCACGGCCAGAACGCTCGTTAGATACTTGACCAAGGCTTGCGTCGTACTGGCCGGTTGTCGATTTGATGTCTTCTGACGCTCCCATCTTGGCTTGAATAAGCCCTGTTTGCGGCAGTGGTGGTGCTGCACGCTGTGGCAGCGGCAGTATGGACCCCGCACCGTCGGTAACGTCAGGATTGACCTCAAGATACGGCCAATTTTGCGTATTAGCCGTTTTCCACTGGTACTCATACCCCTCAAACTGACCACCGTAACCAATAAATGGTGCTTTAGGTGCAAGCGCTAACATCTCAGCTTCTTGGCTGGTCCAGTAGTTGTACATGCGCTGGGCGTCTTTGGCGTTACGGACAATCCCTGAGATGAAAATACGTCCGTCAACCTGAAATTCGTTACCCACAACCCGTACAACCGGAATCCAATTACCTGCCCATTCGCGTTCCTCAAGCACCTCAAAGCCATTGGTTTTCATCCACATGACTTTTTTGCGGTCTACACGACGCTCGCGTATAGGTGTAAGCCCCATGTCCCTCAGTTGCTGGTCTTCCATAGAGCCTTTAAACACGGATTGATTACCTGGGTAGAGGTACAACGTGTCTTGTTTGTGCGCAATATAGAAGTATTCAGCGATACGGATCGTATCTTCCGTGATCCACTGGCTTATATCTTGGTCACCAATACCTTGCGCCATGATCGAAGACAGCGGCGCAGCGTTGGGGTACATACGCTGGTAGTCTTCTTTGAGCATGTCTTCCGTAATAAAACACCACTCAGCGTCTGCGCCGCATGGGTCTTGGATTAGCGGGTCCATGTAAACACTAAAACTATTGCGTACGCGCGCGATCTTAATGTCTTGATCGAAGCTATCTTCGTAGCAATACTCGGTTAAAATGCGTATATAGCCTTCACCGTAGGTTACTTGGTTCTCGCACGCGGTGTCGTACGCTACGTCAGCGTCTGACATGTACTCAATATGTCGCACGATGCCGTCGAGCACCTCTGCGACCTCGACGTCGGCTTGATCGTTAACAGGTATGA